GCGGGAAAGTGGGCGCAAATACGAACCTCCACTTTCCAAACCTAGTGTGTTACCACACTAAATAGGGCTGCGCTATTTAAAGATGTGACCTCGAAAACCCGGACTGACTACCGGGGAAAAATTTGGTCTACAAATTTAATTCGGCGCAGTCCAGACAACACGTGTTGTCCCCAATCGGCCACAGATTGGTAAGAGTTCTTGCCTGCTAGCACTCTATAAGCTACTTTTTACCGTCTGTCAGTGACGCACGCTGCCTCCCTAAGGAGGCGGCGTTGGCTCCCAATACATTCTGGGAAGCCCGGTGAAGAAATAACACTGAAAATCTTCACCAATTGCACAATGAATATCATAGCACGAGGTATCAGAATTGACTCCGTTGCCTGTGAAGAACATACGGTAATCGAACGCTGCATCAAACGTCATCGTCTGTGTTAACCCTGTATCTCTACCTGGTGTAAAACGATTGTTTGAATAATATGGCATCTCGAATTCGAGAACACCATTAACGTGATTAATGGTCAAAGCTTCACCTAACGAACCAGGGAATACTGCACCCAAAGTGGGTACATTGATTCCAGTTGCTTCATACCCCTGAATGGCGAGTAAACGCGCAGACTTGTCGGTGGTATAATTAGCCATGGTTTGTCTGTTGGTGAAAACATATCCGGCAGCTCCAGGTACAAACGGCGCACGCTGTACCATGATGCTGTCACCTCGGCCTTGTTGCCCTCTTGGGATGAATTTCCAACGAACAGAACCTCGTCTCCCATTAAAGGCATAAGACACCCAGTGCATTAACAAAGTGTTACAATAGTTGTATTGCGATATCGAAGCAGTAGTGTCAACTGCTCCAGGCACACCACCTCGCAGATAAGGCATTGCAGAAAACCTGCCGCTTATTACTGTGGGTTCTTCTTCACCTTTAGGCTGTGTTAACCATAAAGAATATCGCTTCATCATTGGTCTGAAACTGGTGATTGCCTCACCAAAGAAGACATCGTTCAAATTAGAACTGTCTACTGGGGGCATCCCCAAAACATCAGACATAGTCTGTTCAGGTTTGCTTGGCTCCATCGTATCCTGTGCTTCGGGCACAATCATTTCACCACTCTGCTCCTCTAACACTAGCTCCCCGGACTGGGGTGCTAGCACAAAGTTTGCAAAGTCGTCGTATGGAACTGCAACTTCGAAATCGTCTCCCATCGAGACGAAAACATTAATCTGAACATTCTTATTGACAGAACTATTGGCACCTGTCAACTCGTTCACGATATAAACAGCAATTACACCATTGGATTGAGTGAGATTAGAAGAATATCTTGAAGTACTATACGCTTCTGTCACACTGTCGGCTCCTGGCAAGAGATGGGTAAGAAAAGATTGATCTTGACCCATTCCGACTTCCATAGTGAAATCCTGTTCCTCTCCAATATCCACGACTTTCTGATAATTTGTGTTATACTCAGAATATCCGAGATAATTACTATTAGCCATGAAATTGGGATCGTAAACGACTCTTATTCTCCCCTTGTGAAAACTGGAAGCAACAATTTGAAACCTAAATTTCATAGTTCCTTTCCAATACTGAAACGGCAAAGCTGCCATAGCACAAGCGGGAAAATGATACGAAACCGGCGGACCGGCTTCTTCTGCCCATATGACGGGACTGACACGAGCATTCCAAAGTAACGTGTCCGGGGTCGTCGATTGTAACCAGTCAAAAGTTGTGAGATAAGATTCTCTACAAGCTATATTTCTGATATTAAAAGGATCGGCTCCAGATACCCCCGCAATTCGGGGATCTATGGATAACTCTTGTTTGTCGTCAACCGTCAATTTCTGACAAACGTCCGGCACATTGGTAACTGCCAACGTGCTTACTGGCTGGGGTCTAAACGGCTCTGGCGCTTTTGTGATTACTGGTTTACAATAACCAAACAATTTTGCCATGCCTGCAACGGCGTTACCTCCAATCTCCGTAGCTTTCGCAAACGGAGCTATATAAGGAATACCGTTGAAATAAGCGGCCCATTTGGCAACCGTAGTCGCCGGTCCACTAATAGTCCCTTTCATATTTGCCTCATCAATTTCTCCAGATTGTGGCGTCAATGTATTTTGATCGTTAGAAGTTAACATATTCATACTGACATCTTCAGCCCATGCGAACACAGTTACTGTAACAGCATCTGTTGCGTTGTTGGCATGAATTAAGTTATTCAGTGTTCTGAAATACAACCTTCCAGCAGCTCCCCCCGTCCACGATGACGAGGTGATATCAAAATAATTCTGATGCCAGAAAAACGGTAGTTTCATTTGACCGCCCATTGATGTGTTCGGGTCCAAAAATATATGTGGACACTGTGACAATCGAACATTATCTGCGGTTCCGGCGACAAAAGTTGCAGTCGCATCGTACAGATCTAGTGGATTGTATCCAACTAGCATTCTGCCATAATGAAAACTATTTCCATTTATAATGACCTTGATATGCAAGTTACATCGAAGCAACTTGTAATTCGTGAGCCTATTAGCTACACGTGGATTTTGCAAATACAAACTCCAAGGATCAATATCGAAATTAAGGGCGCCATCCACCAACCACTCATCCTCATGAATTTTAATAGGACGCGAAAAGAAACGTTCCAGAGTAGCATCAGAACTATCCTGCAACTTTCGGGTCTCATCAGGTGCCTCAGAGGCATCAAGAATATAGGGATCCATTTGGTCGGAAAAACGGACGTTTTCGTAGGTGTTTAGACCATCCCCCTCTAACAAATCATAGTTGGAGGACGTCTCACCACTTTGAGGCTTTAAAATCTCAATCGCGTCACATATAACTGACTCCACCGTGGGCATTGGTGGAATATCGTGACCATCAAAATAACACACTCGCTTTCCAAGATGTTTGCGATGTGCATTATACAGCTTATCAAACCTATTAGGGTTGATGCCATACGAATCAAGATTCGATAAAACGTGTAAAACCGTGGGATACTCTTCCCGCGGTAAAGGTGTTTCATCAATGGTGCTCATGACCATACCTTTATCTACAAATTTACATTTAATTTTATTACATATACATTTACATTTACTG